GGCATACGTAAATTAATCTCTGGTGTTTTCCATTTAGGCGCACCGACTTTAATCGGCGGAAAATGCAAATCCTTTATGTGAAAGAGTCGCTTAAAAAAAGAGGGTTTTTTGTTCTCGTCCATTACGCATTCCTTGTGACCTTCATATAACTACCTTTTTCCAGCGTGGTGCTGGAAGCATCGGCTACTAATTGAGCCCATTGAAATTCTAACTGCCCACCTGTTGCATCTGTGTGTATCGTGGCGAACACAGGCACGACGGTTATGTCATTTGCACTGGTTCCGTTTCCCTTGAGCTTTAATATTTCGCCTTCATCGTGCATGGCATTGAAATCAGTTGACGCTGCGGGTGCAGTCGATAGGTTCAAGAATGGAGGACCCGTACTCCCCCATTGGATTGTTGTACCAGTGAGTGAAGCAATGTTCCACTGAAATTGTATGTCTGGAGTTGTGCCAGTCAGGTATATAAGCAGCAATTCAACCACGTATGTAGAATTTATTGCCAACGTTACATTAAAATCTGCCAATGTTTGGAATGCTACCGATGACGGGGTAGCAGTTCTTTGCGTGAGAAGGGGAATCAAGGTCGTACTCGCACCATCAGCTACTTCTACCACCTGAGTGCCATTTCCATATACCAACATATTCTTAGTAGTGTCATAAGACACACGGCCAGCGCCAGTGTCCGCTGGAGTAGCTACTCCAGTCACCTGAAAAATCGTAGGGGTAACTATTCCTGCGGAGTTGACCGTTAAACCAGCAGTACCCGTTGAGTTCTGTACTTGTAATTTGTATGAGCCAGCCGCATCTGCGAGCTGCAATACGATGTCCGCTGCTCCAGCAACAATAGTTGGGGCAAAGCTAGTAGTACCTTCAAGCGCTGATTTGTATTGGTTAAGGTCAGCAGCGTTAGCTGTATTACCAGCCGTAACATTAGTTAGAGGCATTAGCTATATATCCTTCCCGTGTTCCACGCACTTGTATCATAGATCAAAACGTCACCGATGTCAGTTAGCTGGTTGATTTCTGCAAACGATACGGTATACACTTGCGTGTCTCGCCCGTCCTGCGGAATGACTCCAGCGGATCTTAGGTTCAGCATCTTAACTGAATACGTGCGATTGAAAATGTCGGTTAAAGTAATCAGCCTGTTAGCTGAGTTAAACAAAAACTCTTCCGACACTTTCGCGCCGTAACGAGATTTACCCCCGCCTTTAAGTGGCAAGTCATCTGCTACTAGTAAATCCATGTCGAATAAACGACGCCGCTCAGGAGCGATGGTCGTATCTAATACGGCGGATTCAACCGATGCCACGTTAGTTCCCCCAATAGGGCGAGCTAGCTTTAGGATGTACCTAATTTTATTAAACCGAACCTCGGAAGTAATGTTAAACGACGCATCATCGTCGGTAGCTGTGCCTATAACTGTGCCTGTAATGTCCCCACGCTGAACGTTTTGTATAAATGTGTCCTGATAATTGTCCGAATCTGCCACATAACTGATGGTGGTAGGCGAAGATTCGTTAGAGTTGCGGCTTAACAGACGCGCCCCATTGAGTAATTTCGGAGACGCTGCCTGTCCTACGTCCTGCCACGGGCCTACAACGTATTGATTTTCTGTAGATTGAGCAAACCTATAGGTCGGATCTGTGTCAGGTAGCATCCCAGTATTAGGTAATACCACCCCTCTAAGTGTTCCCGCAGAGGGAGGATTGCTACCTGTGCCGTCTGTTCCGTACAAAATCCACGGGTTAGTAGAGCCTAGAATGCTGCTCCCAGCTACATAAATCCCTTTAATTGCAGGGGTTTCCGTGAAGGTAAGGGTATGCCAGTTGGTAGTCATAGGCTTCCCTTTCATGATATAAGACACGCCTATGCTGTTCACAAGGGAGAAATACAGCCAGTCAGAGTCTCCGCTGATGCCAGTAATACGCCCGTCAAGCTCCTCTGAGCCAACTTGAGCTGCGCTAGGAGGCCATACAATCGTCATATTGTTATTAACTGCGTCGATTTGTAGGACTCTACGACCGTATTGGACGTAACAATTACCATCAATCCACACATAGGGACGAGATCCATTACCCGCATTGACGCTCCAGACCTCATTATCGCCCTGACTTTCCCACACATTGAGTGAGTCTGTACCGTCTGTACGCCAAATAGAGTTCACTTTAAACACATATACATAGCCGCCAACTACATCAAGTCCTGTTACCCAGTCATTTGTAGTAGTTCCCATAGCTATAGCACCAGACCATGCACCACCAGTGTTAGTCCCGTCTACGTTAGTCCGCAATCGTCCGTTCCCATCACAGGACCAAAGGATTGCACTGCCTGATGATTCTCCCCGTATGGCAAAAAACGATACTGCTGAATTAGCAAGGGTTGATTGATGCCATGTCGCCATGTTGTCTTCCGAGTAATAATAATTAATAGCAAGCTTGTTACTTGTAAGGGCTATAGCAAAGAACAAGGTACTGTTGAAATCAATTATGTCGCTGAAGTAATAGCCACTACCCACATCCCACACCATATTCCACTCTGTCCCTGACAAATGCCGGTATAAATAACGTCCCCCAATAGCCCAGAGGGACGCTGTAGAAGGGGAATACAGAAATTTTACTTGCGGAGTCGCTGCGTCACCTGCTGAAAAGAAGTTAGCGTTGGTATAGTTACCATTATCATCTAAGTCACTGTAGTTCTGGAAGTGATACGGGCCTGAGTACAGGCGATTTGCGTAGCTTGCATCCACTCCACGAGTAAACGAATACTTAGTCAATGAACCTGCTTCTTCATACTCGACTGAGTTAAACCCACAACCACCCTGCCAGTTCTCATAGGCCACTGGAATCTCTACCTCGATAGGTACGGAGGCATAATCGTAGGACGCTGTGTTGAATTGTGGAGTTACTTGGTCAGCTAATGAGGCCCTGTACCCCATTATTCCTTCTGTGGAATTCAACATGAACCCCACCTTCTGATTGTCTACCTCAAGGTACACATCATATGGCGTATCTACGCGGGAACCTGTGCTAATAATAGCCATTACTGGTACGGGCTACGGACGGTAGGGCGTTGTGGTATTACGTACCCCCATGACCGAGTAGCCGCTTTTTTCCTGTCAATAATCTGTATGCGTTGAGCTATTTGAGGGAACTCCTCACTTGTTAACCCTTCCTTTTCAAATAAAGTCTCTGCTGCTGCACCGTACAACACCTGAGCAGAGCCTTCATCCAGCTCCATAGTGTTCGTACATTGCGTACTGGCAACTGTCCCTAGCGTCGATAAGTATTGGCGACCTACCATGCGTATTTGCCGTCCCGCAGTAGGAACCCACGCTAGTTGAACTCGCTGAGTAGTGGCATCACGCCTAAGTAACTGAGCATCACGCCACGGGTACACGTCTTGTATGAGATTGGCAGACCCGTAATAGACCCATGCACGATTGAAAAAGGCTGTAACCCCAGCCAGTCCTCCAGCTACGATGATTGCCGCCGTTAGGGTAGTCGCGTTGGTTTGAGAAATATCCTTCTCTACCGTGAGCAATTCCCACCCCGTACCGCCGTGTAATGAAGACGCGGTGTCTCCGCTGTCATCACTAAACTGTAGTTTGACTCCTGAAGAATCCGTAGAATACAGCCATGCGCCAAAAGTCATGCGCCGTCCTGCGGCTTGGGCGGCTGTTATGGACATGGACCCTACTAATTGAGAGAAGGTTCCTGTCACAGCTAAGGGTGAAGAGAGCCTCATGCAACTAGTGTCATACTTGGGGATTAATCGGTCCACATTGCTTGAGGTAACTATCGTTGCAGCTAGTCCAGTAGAAACCCAGCTAGTTAAAGTGTCACCTGTAGGGTTAGCCAACACATTCCATTCAGAACTAATCGATGGTGGGTCTTCTACAAAGATATACATTGGGCCTGAGCGGATGTCAGGATTCACATCATAACTATCGGTTAATCCATCAGATGTAGTGGTGTCATCATAAATCAATCGGAAAGCATGTTCGAACACATCGTCTCGTAATCGAGCCTCGTCTAAACATTCAAATTTTTCTTCCGGATCATAGCGATGTACCTGATAATCGAGCTCCGTATCCACCGTTTCAGTAAACGGAGGATCAACAAAAACTGTCCCTGTGGCTGACACAAACTGGGTTATACGCCTTATTTGGTATTCTAAATTGCTCCCTGATTCAGTAATCCGTACATAAAAATCAATAATCTGGTCATCACCAAAGCGAGCGAGCTTAGTATCTACTAACGTATTGAACGTAACTGACCCTGCACTCGTAGTCTCACTAGCCCAGTAATCGTTGATGAACTTCGAGAATCCCACTAATAAATCACACCCTGAGATGGTGGTAGTTCCACTTGTACCTGTGGGGAATCCTATACCTACTGGTCCAGCTACCATGTCAGGCTCCTATCTACCTTGTGCTGTTTTTTCAGCGTCCTCTAGATCGTCAAATTCTTTTTTCAACGCGGCGTTAACAACTACCCAAGAACTACCATCAAAGGAATAACAGCCCCCAGATCTAAATCCATCTGGGAGAGTTATATCTGTTACCAATTCATAACCAGTGGTAGTGAAATGAGATGATTCAGTAGTAGTCACGCCATTTACTGATGATACTTTCGTAGCATCCAGAGCTACAGTTACAGCATCTTCCCACGTCATCCATATTGTATTATCAGATTTTTTACGAAGTACAATCATTAGAAGTTACTCCCTGTTTCCGTGATGATCACATCTGTTGCTGAGGTTGCAAATCCAATATGGGTATTAGTTCCAACTGTACTTGTAATTGCACCAGACGAATCTGCGTAGACTTTGGCAGCAATGCTTAACCCTGATTGTTGAGTATCTTTAGAGCTTAGCCACTTCACATTTACTGATTGTCCGTTTGTTACAGTAGACTGCGCAATGCCAATAAACCCAGCACCGTTATCAGTTCCGCTTGTAGGTTGATACGCGCCACCCTGCATGTAATATGGTGAAGCATACGCCCACCCATTCCAGAAATACTTACCGCTGTCTGGGCTATAACTTAAGGTAAATGAACCGTTACTTGCCTGATTGAAGTTAACAAGACCACTCGAACCTGACGGTAACATTGGAGTAGTTGGAGTTACCGCTGCGCGATACTCTCCCGCACTATTTAACTGGAACGCGAATATTCGAGATTTTTTATAGTTGTTATAGTCTTTAGACATTTGAGTAACAGTTGGTAACCCATCATCAAGGGAGTTTGTAAACGGGCTATATCCTTTAAAGAAATCTGTTCCATCATCCAATAATGTAAACGTGTACATAGCCCAAGTAATCGTAGTGCCGCTACCAAAGGTTCCACAAACCGTGTAATTTACGTCAGGACTATCAGTAAACTGAACAAACCATCTATCATCTGCGCTACGGTAGCAAAGGTTAAGATTATAGTTATTTCTTATTGAAGTTTGTACATCTCCAACACTACCCCAAGAAATAGATCCGCCTGATACAGTACCGCATAGGTATTTAACTCCAACAGCTCCCCCACCTACACCCCATACAACAGTAATGAGATTTCTTGTAGGATCATACGTGGCTTTAATAGCACCTTCCGTAGTGGTGTGACCAGTGCCATCTAATTGTGTGGTAGCAATATTTCCACCAAGAGTAATGGTTGTGCTCCCCGCACTTGCATTCTCTATATCTGTATAATAAGTTCCTGCCGCATTTTGCCAAAATATAAGCGAGTACCCTAAGTCTGGAACATACAGGCCACACTTTGCCTTTGTCGCAGTGTTATCAGAAAACTGAGTAGTAGTGCCAAAAGTAATAGTTGTCCCATCACATGCTACTGGATTTACATATCCATACAAACCAAGATTACCGTCGGAGCCGCCTGTATATCCAATTTCGGCTGTATCGTCATACCAACTCATAGGGCCCTCAGATCCTGTATTACCTGCAAATTGCGTCGTTTGTGTTTTTGCAACAGTAAATGCAGTTGTCAGGTCTGACGAGTTTGTTGCAAAACCACCATATGCCCACCCCCCATAATACGGAGTGGATGGGTACTGGTAGTTTGCTTGCCAATGAATATGGAGATCGCAAGACTTGTCGTAATATCCCGTACCCGCACTTGCGCTCATTCCCCAGCTATAACCCCAAAAGCCTTGACTACTATTTAGTGTAGAACCGTCTCCTACTGCGTTACCTATTAAGGTATTAACTACTTGCGAGACTGTTCCTGCGGTATCTAACACCACTGCATGACCAGCAGCAATGCTGCCGTTAGCTACAAATGAGCCTTCTGCACCACCCCCAGCAGCTTCCCATGTAGGAGGGGTTGCAGTTGCGTCAGTACCACCACTCGTCAGCACAGTACCCGCAGCACCAAAAGCAAGTCCTGATTCTACGTCACTGTTATTGGTATATAAAGATTTGTTAGCACCAACAGTAGCGGCAGTCCCAAACGTAGGGTCGCTTGTCGCACCTGCGGAAGTCAAAACAGTACCCGATGCTCCCAAAGTTAAACCAGTAACGTTACCAGTAGAGTTAGAGAAATAAACTTGGTTAGCTGTACCATCCAACATCGTTGGATCTATCTGTGAAATCGTCGCACTCTTAGTGGTATTGGCATCGTCTGTGTCTGAAATAAGAATCTTGTCAGTACCATCTAGAGCTCCTGCGGCGGAAGTAGCGGCGTTTACATCTACCTCTACGTCTGTCGCATCAACATTGATAGCGTTACCAGCAACAACATCGAGAGTTATGACCCCAGCAGGAGACTCTACTCCTGATAAACCATCACCAGCTACAACGTCAGTCACGTCTCCTGTAGTACTAGAAACGGTTTGTGTGCCTGTATTATCTTCCCAATGCAAGGCGTTTGTTGCGGTGTTGTACCACATATCGCCTACTACTAGGGACGTTGGGTCGCCAGCATCTGTCCTAGCCATGTTAAATCTGTCTTTAGCATCGACAGTTAAGCCTTTAATTGGCACGTCTCCTGCGTCTAATACGCCGTAATCGGAGCCTAACTGTACGTCTCTGCTAGTAAATGTGAAGCCCGTAAGGGTTGGAATCATCGTGACACGTAGTAATGCCACTGCGTCTTCACCATCAAGGTACGCCTGAACGCGCCCTGATGCGTCTGTAGTAAGAGGGTTGGCGATAGGCGTTACGCCTGTAAGCCCTATATACATTGTCTGTGTAATGTCGGTAGTAGTACCAAGCTGTGCAACTTTAATGCTCGCCCCAGCAATAGGCACACCAGAACTGTCTAAAACTTGGTAGCGTAATGCTTGACGAACCATGTCATCTCCTTAAATCAATAAAGGGGGAGCCCCTAAAGGCATCCCCCTCCATTGTAGCTTACTAGCCCCAGTTAGTTGGAAGAGCAAACGCGGCCACGCGGGTCGTGTTGTTTCCAGCTGAAGTACCTGCGATTAGCTGAGTGCTCGACTCGAATCTTCCCGATTCAAGCGTCACGTACCTCACGTCACTTGCAGCCATAGTGATAGCCATGTTGCCCTGACCCTCTAGCTGCGCTGGTGGTCTATCACCAGCCGTGATTGTAACGTTATCCGCAGCACCGGTAGAGTCGAAAATTCCCAGCACGATTGGACCGCCTACGCCGGTCGTGTCCACTGAAAATCCCTGAGCACCATTGACTACAAGATCCCAAGCTGCGGCTGGCAAGTCGCCTGTCACAGTGTTGAGGACCATTGATGTAACTGTTATTGGTGTAGCTGCCATTTATCTACCCCTTTCTATTGTGGTATACAGTCGGCGTTAGCCAACACGTATGGTCGCGTTATTTTATATCCAAACAAATGCAAACCCTTAACACCATCAGAGAACGAATCCTCTCGTCGGTACGCTTCAACGGTGCTTATTTGCTCTGCAAAAGTAACGCCGTCCGAGTGACCAGCGATAACGTAATTTCGACCTGCACCAGCAGAAGGAAGGTTGTTAGAAACAACAATTCTCATACCAGCAGCAGAGCCAATGATTCCGTTCTCAAGGTCTTCACGGTTTGCGGCAGTACCATATGCAACGAAGTTTGCGTTTTTCTGTAACCATCCGTGATAAAACGGAGGGATTACCACCCAACGGCCCTTACGGGGTGCATTGGCAACGTCTAATTTTACCGATAAATCAACAAGGTTTTCATACGCATCAACGTTTGCACCGTCACCAATAATCATGGCTCCTAGCGCATTACCTGTGTCAGCTTGCGATTGCATAGCAGACAATACCGAAGTATCGGCCTCGTCTCCAAGACCCCAAGCAGCGTCACGCATTGCTGCATCCATCAACGCACCGTCATCTTTTACTTGACGGGCATCAATGTCATCTACTTGGAATGCAAAGTAATTTGATGTATCTATCGTGAGCACCTGCTGAGAATCGTCAAGAGTCTCAGGTGCAATTACCGTACTGTTTTTGTCATAGCTGCCGATTGTTATTCGACCGATTGACGTAATTCTGACAGTATCTCCCGATTGAGAGATATCTCCTTCATAATTCCGATTACATAGGTTCACTGCTACGTGAGCATTGTCAAGATTCTCTAGTAGCGTTGCGGCCCATAAACTCGGAATAAATCGTTCTACAGTCATGATTTCTCCTAGCTAATAATTAGCCACCTCGGAGAGCTTTATTCCTCACTTCTTTCGGAATCTTCATAATCTCTTGTGGTGACATGTTTTTCATTTTTTCAATGGTCAACACTTGAGAACTAGATGATGCTCGCGCTGGTGTAGAACCAGCAGCTTGCTTGCTTTGTGCGATTTGATTGGGATTTCGTTGCCTCACCATTTCGTCTATATACTCCTTAGCTGATTGCATTGCCTCATCTAATGTTTTGTTTGGGGCATCCCAAATAGGGAGCCTTTGCACCTCATCAGGGGCAATCCCTCTGGCCTCGGCATAGCCGTACACATGGCTGGAAGCCTCCTGCACTCGTCGCTCGCCTTCATCTAATTGTTCATTTGTTACTTGACCTGCCACAGAGTCGGGTGAGGCCCCATTCAATTCCTGTCGCATCTCGTTTTTAGCTTCCAAAAGCATACTGTTATACTCAGTAGATTGCTGTTGCTTGGCGACGATTTCTCGCCCCTCTTCTGACATAACGTCAGACAGCCCTACTTCCATAAGAGTACGGATTCCGTTCACGTTTTCAACGGTTGCTTCAAGGTCTTTCTTGGTGGCAAACTGATCTATTTTGTTATTGAGCTTATCTAAAGAGCTGGTTGCGCGATTCGTGACATGTTTACTGTCAGTAAAATTCTTCTCCAGCTGGTCTATTCGCTCTTGTAACGCAGTGATCAGTGTGGATGGGTCTGTGGAATCGGGAGCTACGTATTCAGTTTCGCTGGGAGCCGTCGCGTAGG